CGTGGCGGGGATTGGACCTACCCCGCCACGACATGACCTTAGACGATTAGTCCCACTCGTCTAAGATCGACCCTAAGTCTGTCGCAGGTGCGGGAGCAGCCGCCGCCTTTTTGCTGACCTTCTTGGGTTCCGGTGCAGGGATGTCATCAATGCTGATTTCATCATCTGCCAATGGAGGTTCTTCTTTTTGCACTTTGTCTGTTTGNGCCACAGTCATAGTGATAGCACGGTGTGCGTCATCCGTNTCCTTGAGCTTCACCGCTTCTTGCAGTTCTTCTTCTGTCANCGGACGTACCGGCTTGAAGTANAGCTTCGGTGTCGCACTGCTTTCGTCAAAATATATCTGCGTTACCACAGCTATAGAAGGCGTTTTGTGTGCGCGTAGATACTTGGCGTAAGCCTGCATACCCATTTTACCATCCTTGGCATCCCCAAATATAGAAGTAGCAGGGAGCTGGAATTGATACACGGTGTCCATCTGACCCTCTAGGGCGACAGCAATACGCTGACCAAACCTACAGGCACGACTTTCCCCCTGTCCCGACCCTTTGATGTTCTGTGGACAGTCCATGCACTTCGATGCTTGGCGCGTATCCGATGGAACACTTGGATCAGGGGCCTGTGTGTCTGGCGACCAACAAGACGGGCCAGATGGATTTTCGGGGTCGTACTGACCCGCATAGTATGTACGAGAAATCTTCGCAGCGTTTACTATCACTACGTTTAGAAACCCGTCACTCTTTACGTTGACCTGCTCACCGCCGACCATTTCACGGAAGCGGCCACCACGAATACTTATGCGGCGAGGACCAGACCCACCGCTGCCCCCTGCAAGATTATCATCTACATCCTGCAAAGACTTGAACAAATCACTACTTACGAGGGAGTTCCCCTCAAACAACGCCATATCCGACATCGTGTTCTCCTTATTTTATTTTAATGGGAGTTCCATTTGTTGGTCTTTCCCCTCTCCTGTCAACACTTTTTCGATGGCAGGAATGTTATAGCGGTATGTTGTACCGCCCCGAATGTAATGGTCACGCGGTATGTGACCCTCTTTCACCCACTTTCTAATGGTGTGAATTGATACGCCAAAATACTCGGCGGTTTTATTAACATCAGAATAAACGGTATCCGTCATTTTTTCCTCACTGAAATTGCATACTCGCTATCCACATTCAGCCCTTTCGGAAGCACATCAGGATGCTCTTCTAAAAACTGCCGCATGTGGGTTTGATTAAGCCGCTTCTCCAACAACTCTGGTACTTTATGCTCCATGATAAATTGGTGCATCTGCTCCCAGTCGTTTGTCCAATACCGCTGCTTAACGGTTCTATAGAACAACCCCTCCGTTGTCCTAACGCTCTCTACGCTATGTTCTTCGCAATGATCTAACAATGCGCGCTTGATAGTATTCATCTTATCAGCGAGCTTTGCGTCTTCATCTTTGAAACTAGCCGACAACTCCGCACGTTTTTCGCGTATCTTAATGTACGCTTTCGTAAGCTTCTCTACAGGAACTTGCATAAAACTCTCCAAACTTAGTTATACATGGCATATAGTTAGTAAACATAAGCTAGTCAAGCACTTCTTTATACAAATCAATAATCTCTGTATGCGTACTTATCTTGTCATCCAACAACTTGTACACACGGTTCTCAACAAACGAACCCGCAAGCTGTATCACTGTGCATTTATGCTTCTGCCCCGACCTGTGGACCCTAGCATTTGCTTGAGCGTAGGTTTCCAACGAAGGTGTCGGCCCCCACCACACAACAGTATTCGCTGCTGTAAGTGTAACCCCGTGTGCTGCGGCTTGGGGTTGTATAAGCAGTACCTTGGGGTCTTTCTCGCTTTGGAACTGCGAGAATATCTCAGTGCGTTTATGCGCAGCTACATCTCCCCGTATGATAGCGGACGTTATGCCGTCTTTAGTTAGCTTCTCGGCTAACAAGTCTATGGTGTGTCGGAACGGGATAAACACAAGCACTTTCTGCGAGCATTCGTCTATCACCTCTTTCAGCACCTTGTACCTGTTGGAGATATCGAACTGCACGGTGTCACCTTCGTCGGTGTATATAGCCCCTGCCGATATCTGTAGCAGTTTGTTTAGGTTCACCGCAGCGTTCACCGCTGTCACACTCTCACCAGCAACTTCCATAACCATACGCTTGCGCAATAACTCATAGAATGTTTGCTGCTGCTTGGTCATCTCTACCCTACGCTTGGTATATACCATGTCAGGAAGGTCTAAACATTCATCTTTGGTGAAGCGTATAGCAGGTTGAAGCGCACGGAATACCGTACTCTTGGCGTTCTCTTTCGGCACCCACTTAAATTGGGTAATCTTCATCATAATCTGATCGCGGAACGAACTAAAGAAACTAGGCACACTCTGCGGGTTCACTAGCTTGGCAAGGCCGTAGGCATCTAGCGGCGACTGCGCAGCGGGAGTACCTGTCATAAGCCATAGCCATGTGTCGTCTTTAACTAGCTTCTTGAGTGTTTTCCACCGCTTGGTCTGCGCGTTCTTATAGTGTGTTGCCTCGTCTACAATGATTAGGTCAAACCCACCCTTGGCGATAGCATCTGCCACAACCTCAACACCGTCATAGTTTATGATGACGAAATCGGCCCCGCTGTTTATTATCTTTTTGCGCTTCTCTTTCGCGCCATGCGCAACGTCCACGGTTCGGTGCATAGCAAAACTAAACAAATCCTCACGCCATGCGCTGTCCATGATAGATAAAGGACACACGACAAGAACTCGCCGTATAATACCTTGCGTCATTAAGAAGTCTGCGGCCCATATTGCACTGGCTGTTTTGCCTGTGCCTTGCTCGTTGAAGCAGAAGCCCCGCTTGTTCATGGTAAGAAACGCTGCTGTGTCCTTCTGATGTTGGTAGGGCTTGTGTTTGCCCACCCACGAATAGCGTTTCTCAATCGGTGAAGGCACCTTTATGTTCAATGCTTTCAGCTTATGGGCCTCGTCGATACCCCAATTCACGACGACTTCATTCATCGACAACTCCTTACTCTTTGCAATCACTGTTGTGATTTGCTTCGGGTTAGGCAGCGTAAGCAGGATGGCTTTATCCTGTACAATCTGCATGTTATTCTCCAATTACTTCTTGCGCTTTCCACGGCTTAACGCACCGCCAGCGGCTCTATTTTTCTTGCGGCTTTGTACTTTTACACCGTCTTTATTTGATCCACCCTTGCTGAGCGGTTTCTTGTGCGCGATATCTTTACCCTCGCGCTTGTCGGCCTTGCCGTTCTTGTTGGCATCTTTGCCGGTCTTATCCATCTTACGCCGCGCACGTTGCCGCTCCATGCGGTCGCTATGCTCTCCGCGTTCTTTCTGCTGCTTGTACTCTTTTTTGTACGGGCGGGGTTTATTTTTATAAGGCATTAGTTACTCCCGTTGTGGGGGCATTCGGTTACAGGACAATGGCGCTTGCATAGTCCAGAGGGGCGGGGATTCCACACATCTGCTTCAAACGCCTTCTCCATTGTAGCATAGTTTGAAGCCCATTTCTCCCAAAGATTAGCCCTATCTGCAACTTCATACGTTTCTTTTACGAGCTTGTTTGCCACCACGAACAGTAGCCCTGCACGTATGCTTGTTATCTTGGGGTAGTGCGCAAAGATCGCCAACGCCATCAACTCTAGCTGCCCTTTGTCTGCGTACTTTGCAGACTTGCCAGTTTTGTAGTCGATGATCCAACCGATGCCACTGTCCTCGTCAAGGATGGCAAGGTCCACGATGCCACGAAACCATACGTTCCTAGCGCCAAACTTACATGGCTCCAAGTTAGCCGTTACTCCTAACCGCTGCTCGCATATCTTTACACCCTTACGCTGGTTCAACTTATCCAACGCATCTTTGATATACATAAACCTCTCGGGGAGTGGCTCGCCTTTGCCGATATAATCTTCGCAGGCTTTGTGGAACTGATTGCCGTAGATCATAGCTTCCGTCTGAATGAACGGATACTGCTTCAGCACCTTCTCATGGTAGAACTGCTTGGGGCATTGCTCGAATGCTTTGATCCGACTAAACGACCACGGCGCTGCTTTACTCATTCACATTCCCCATATGATTTACCTGTGCCGCTCTCGCAGTCTATAGGTAGGCCTGCGGCCCAATCTGGTGTCTTGCGCATACATTCTTCTACATACGCTTGCGCTTCGGGAACTTCTTCATCCTTCACACAGCAAACAATCGAGTCATGTACGGTAAGGACAACTTTATATCTTTCGGCTATACTTAGCAACTGCTCGCCAATGATACAACGAGCTATGGCTTGGCACACGTTCTCCACCACCTTACCACCGTAAATTCTGTTTCGGCCCCGCCGTACTTTGTATCTGTATTCGCGTGACCCTTCTTCGGTCATTTCATACTTCAAGTCCTCGTAGTGTATGCAAAGACCCGATGGCAACTGGATGGCGTTCTCTTTTGGTAGAACTTTTAGAACGCCCCTACGACCAAATCGAACTGGACCGTTATGCGTCATTTGCTCCAGTGCAAACTGCGCGTCCTTCCACAGCCTATCTATGCTGTGGTTGATACTGCGGTAGATACTTATGATCCGCTTGGCTTCTTCTACGGGTATTTCAAAACCAAAGTTTTTTAGCTGAGCTTGGAACTTTATACCGCCCATGCCGTACCCTGCACCAAGAATAGTAGTCTTACCTACAAAGCGTTGGTCTTTCGTAACGGTCTCTTCTTCGCAGCCGTATATACGCGCAGCCATTTTTATGTACACATCTTCGCCGTTAGCGAACTGGCTAACTAAATCGTTTTGCTCTGCAAGCCATGCTAAAACTCTAGCTTCGATCTGTGCGCTGTCCGCATCTATGAGCGTATAGCCTTCGGGAGCTATAATACTGCTCTTGAGTTTCTTCGCATTCGGTCCTCGGCTCGGCAGGTTTTGTAGGTTGATCTTATCCTGTCCACCCCACCGACCTGTGTGCGCTGCGTAATATCTAATCGGAACCGGGAGAAGTCCACGTTTACCAATGGATATAAACCTCTCGGTACGTGTTTCTTCTAAGGTACTTTTAGTACCCAAACGTGCAGAGACTAACGACTGCACCCTATCATTCTCATGCTCTTGCAATGCTTTGAACGCCTCGTCAGATTTAGCAAATGCAAAAGTTTCTTTGCCTGTCGTCGGGCTGATCTTCTTCGGCGGCTCAACGCCAAGACTTATAAGTAGCTCCGCGAACTTGTTGTTCGACATCAAATCTTTCTTATCGGTTATATTCGCATCGCGTAGCAGCTTGTCCTTACGCTCGCGTATTTCTTCGAGATGTTGCTCCAGCAAGAACAAATCTAGGTCAAGCGTAGGTTCAATAAACATACGCAACGTGCGATCTATCAACTGTATCTCTTGCCGTGGGAACTGGTTTCCAACAACTCCGCTGAACATCAGCTTAAAAATCTCGTATGTCAGGTCCACATCGTTGCGGGAATACT